TCTGTGCGCTTGGGTAATAGTTCTTGATTTCGTTCTTCTTAGCGCCGTTATATAGACGGCTACCAATCTGAGCACGGAATCTACGACCCATTAGTGCTTGCTCGATCTGAGCATTTGTTGGATTGTTATCAAAGTATCCACGACCAATTCCCATGGCGTGAAACTTCTTGAATAAGATCCCCAGCGCTGCTGGTGAATCAGGTGAGACAACTAGGTTGTCCCATACAAGACGCTTATTGTGGGCTCCGCCCTCAACCTGCGCCTTTACTTTGAACATGGTTTTGCCAGATTGCGATGTTGTCGCAGTGGCTTCAACGACTACGAGATCGTAATCGCCGTCTGGAAGCGGATCATAATTACCCGCGTCTCCAGCATCCTTAATAAGTTCTGCCCAATTGCGTGAACTCACTTGGTGCCTTCTTTCTGTGTTGTAGTTTCAGCTGCCGCTGCTTGTTTTGGTCCAAAAACAATGTCGAGCATTCGCTCAATTGACATGTCTTGTTGTTCTACGACTTTGCCGAGGCGTCCTTGAACACGCTCGCCAGCTTCGTATTGATTTGTTCTCTCAACATACATACGACGAACTTTGTATGGAGGTTGAGTTGGATCTGGGTTCATCCGTTCTTCAACGGTGATTGCCCCCAGAATGTCGTAGAAGTATGGAGCCTGAATTGCTAGCTGTCCTTGTAAGTATGGACGATAGCGACCATCCTTGTCAGTTCTAGCCATTGCAGTAAGGACCACAGCTTCTAGTGGATTAGTTGGGTGCATAGTTAAGTCGCGGAGGTCTCGTAAAAGACCGCCCATATGACGCAACAATTCACCCCACTGTTGCTGAGTCATCTGATTAACACCAGCAATGTTCTCCAAGCATTTAACTTGAAGTTCAGATACTGAGTCAATAATCAGACTCTTAAAGTGGTGCTTTCCAAGTTGCAACCACTGATATGTTTTGAGAACCGTGTCATAGTCACGAACAGTAACTACAACGGTGTCCCAAGTACCATCTGCGACAGGTGGTTCCTCTCGCAATGGATCCCAATACTTGACAATGATAGGCAAAAACCTGTGACCGCCTTCAACATCAAGCATGAGCCGTGGGTAAGGTGCAGTGACAGCAAGACTTGATTTACCAACCTTGCTCTCTCCGTACACCATTACAGTAAGAGAGCGTTGAATTTCGCTCATCGTCACTCACTTCCTTTTTTCTCGTTTGTTTCGTAGTACGCATATGGGTCTGCGACCTCATATGAATCGCTAAGTGCTTGTTCAGCGGCGCTTCCGTCGTCAAACATTGGGCATATAGCGAAAAATTGGCACTTCCACTTGCAGTCACGAGTTGGTCGTGGGTATGCAAGATAGGCTGGTTCCCCACCTTCATCTAATCCTTTTCGGACTCTCATCAAATCTGAAATAGTTCCGTGAATGCGATTCCAAAAAGATCTCATTGTAAAAATATTATGTCTAACTTCAATCTGATCATAAAAAGGAGGACGAGCTGCAGCTGTGCGCTTTACCTTTTTTAGCATCGTAAAAATGCCACCTTCAGCACGATCAGACTCATCGCGTTTGGTTGATTCTAAAAGCATGTAGGTGAGAACTTGCTCATTCATATTTGCCAAGTTAGCAAAGTCGCTAAGAGAGCCACCGACAGTTTTAAAGTCACGGAACATACGAACACCGTCTGCCTTGCGACGAACACGCATGTCAAGCTTTCCTTGTAGTTCAACTTCTCCATTAAACAAAGGAGCAATGATGGTTTCTTCTGTAGAAATAACTTCTAGCTCAGCATCAATTCCGTTTTCTTCAACCCACTGCTCATAACCTTCAAGCATGATGCGACCCATCTCAGCTTCTTGCTCCAGTTGAAATGTGTCTTGAAAATCTGCAAGCAAAGCTTGACGATCTACATCTACAAGATCAGAGTGAGCTTTAATTAATGGAATATTTTGAGCATAGTGAGCATCTAAAGCTGCGTGGATACGGCTACCAAATGCAAGAGCACCAGTTGTATCTTTGTATTTAGGTTGTAGGCGACGATAGTAAGTAAGCCACCACTTGCGACGACAATCTTTAAATGTTTGGATTTCTGAATTTGAAAGTCTTACAACATCACTCATAGCAAACCTGCCTTGTCATCCTTGAGTAGTTTCATTAATTGATCCCTATCCCGAACAATCTGTTCGAAGTTGTCAGACTTTGTTTCAAGAACTTGAATAACTCTCTCTTCAATAGTTCCCTCAGTTACATAGTCCATAATCAAAATGGAGTCGTGTATTTCGCTTCCAATACGATGTACTCGATCCAAGGCTTGCTTGTGGTCAACTAATGACCACGGTCTTTGAAGCATAACCAAACGGCGTGCTGCAGTCAAGGTAATACCTACACCACCAGCCTGAGCCGTGAAAAGAATCCACTTTATACGACCCTCTTGAAAATCATCTACTGCTTTTTGACGCTCGTCTTCATTTTGAGCCCCAGTGATAAGTCCGTGAGGGATTTTTGCTTTAGTCATAGCAGCACTTAAAAGATCGATTAACTGACGAGAAACAGCACATACGGCAACTGAGTCATCTCCAAAATCACCATTGGCAATATCATCCATAAGAGCATCTACTTTGCAAGAAGGTTCAGCAAGAATTGCTTTCATCTCCCCCGTTGATTCATCAACTGTCATATCAGCATAAGAACTAGCAAACTGAAGTAAACGAGTGGTTTGGGTAAGGATGCTTGGAGCGGTAAGAGCATCACCAGACTCTAACTCTGCAATCATCGTATCTCGCATTTGCTCATAAGCTTTCTTTTGTTTGGTAGACATCTCAACATCTCTACGCTCAGTCAAAACTGGAGGTAGATGTGGAAGCACCACTTTCTTTAGCATTCGTCGCATAACAGGGTTTACAGACTTATAAAACTCATCTTGCATCATTGGCTTAACACCAATAACCATCATTCCACCAAAAGCGTTAAGCATTACATCGATCATTCGATCAATCCATTTGGTTTTGCTAGGCCAGTCTTTTGGAGATAGCCAGTGAAGAATTGCCCAAAGGTCAACTACATTGTTAGCAATTGGAGTTCCTGTTAGTGCAAAACGAATCTCAGCGTCTCCAGTAGCAGACCAAAGAGCACGGCTCTGCTTAGATTTAGGGTCTTTAGAACGATGAATTTCGTCTGCTATTACAGCTTTAAAATCTATATTGTTTAATTCACGAGGGTGCACTTCACAGCGGGTCTCTGAAACACCTTCATTCTCGCCACCACAAGCTTTGCAGTGTACTAAGGCTATAGACCCGTAACCAGACAGTCTTGAGTGAGAGCGTAGAGACTCCCAATTAATGATGTAGACATCTGCTGGGGTGTCAAACTGCTTCTTGCGCTGGGCTGCAGTTCCCTTTATTACTTGGGTAGTAACGCCAGGCCACCACTTCTGAAATTCTCTAGCCCAGTTTTTCTTCAAGGTATTAGGACAGACGATAAGGGCTGGGAATACCTGCTCCCCAGAGTCTTGTATAGCCTTTAAAGCACGGATAGCTTGGGCAGTCTTACCTAAGCCGGGCTCGTCTGCCAATAAAGCCTTACGAGCCGTTTTAAGGAACTGTACGCCAGCTCTTTGATGAGGAAACAGGTCTTCATCTCCATCTGCGCTCTCAAGCTCTCTGAGGGCGTTTGAAGGGGTAATACGGGTGTTTAATTCATTAGTTGCCCATTCGGAAAGGTTAGGACCTATCGTTAATCCGTCTCTAAATGTTGATCTTAGAGCTAAACAGGTTGTCCAGCTAAGGGGAGCTCTCCAAACCTGATCTTTAGGGCTCCAAGAAGCCCCTGGAAGGCTTTTACAGAGCTCTTTGTAGCGCCAATCAGTAGTTAGTAAGATGTGCTTTTTATCAGCATCTACTTCGGCTATTACGGACAACTTACCCTCTTTTCTATGTCATTATGTCATATGCGGTTGTAAAACTTTTTTGAAGAAGTTTATCTTACCGCATATTAGTCTAGCAGAACTCTTGGCTTCCAGCCAGTTTTAACCAGTCTTAATAGGGCGTGTCGCATAGCGTCATTTGCGTGCCCATCTCCGCCTACATGCCATGTCCCTACCTTTTTTAAAGCTTCGTTGGGAAACATGGCTTTAGCATCTGCAGGAGATTGAAATATAATACTTTCTGGGTCATATCCGTTAGAACGGCATAGATGTTTTAAAACCCCTATTTGCTCAAGGCTATAGGGCGCTTGAGAGTTACGGACTGTCTGAGCATTAATGGTAAAGCGCTCGCATACAACTACAAAGTTTTCATATTTTTTCCAACCTTGTAAAAAATTTTCTATGTAGTTTGCAAACTCGTGTGGTTGAACTTCTGCAGATGCAACTCGCTTTGGAGTCTCTTCATCATAAGAAATAAAAACAACTCCGCTAGCTTTACCGGGATCTACTGATAAAACATATCTCATTTATACTTTTGACCCCAGTTCTCTAAAGGACCATCAACATCTGCTGTTAATGGAACTGACCAACCTTCTGTAGTTGTCATACATTGACGAACTAAACGCTTAATTTCTTCAGCGTCCTTGCGTGGAGCTTCAAGAACAATTTCGTCATGCACTGGAACAATAAGGTAGTCGGTCAAGTCTGCTTGGTCAAGCTTTACAAGATTTGATTTAAATACTTCAGCAGCTCCACCTTGAATTAAATAATTGACCAATGTATAAGTGCGGTTTTCATCACAAGGGATACGACGACCAGTCCAAGTGTGGACATAGCCTTGACCTTCATTACGAAGTCTTGTTTGACCAATATGATCAACTTGCTTTTGGAATATAGACATTCCTGGATAGTTAGCATCAAAAGAGTCGGATACAGAACGCATCTGCGCTTCTGGAACTCCAGCAGTTAGAGCTTGCTTTGCAACCCCTGCTCCGTATAGTCGTCCATAAACAACACCCTTGATCAAGTTACGGCGCTTGTCAGACTTCTGCATATCTGGTTCCTGATAAACCTGACGACCAATCTCAGTAAATG